GATATTAACCATAAGGTCAGTAACCGTTAATACCTTCTCAGTTAAAGCTAAGGTAGAAGTAGAGTTGTCAAAGTCGCAAGTAGCAGCTTTAACTAATCCTGTTGAAGCAAGAATCTTAAGTACAGCTTTGTACTTTACGTTCTCTTTAACACTGATGTAATTGTTTGCAATAGTATCCCCTGAAAGGACAGCAGCTGCGATGTACGGTAGCGCTAATTCGCCAGCGTAGGTTGAGGTGATGGTCAAGTTATCAGCCATTTTGTTTTGTTTTTGTTTTTGTTTTTAGTTGTTTTTGTATCTTGCTACTATAGCACGAGTTCTATCTTCGATGTTACTCATTGCTGTAATGTTTAAAGGTGCTTGCGGTGCAGCTTGACGTGCCTGCTTTACAGTTGTCGCAGCCGGTGCTTTAGAAAGCTCAGTGATCTTAGCTTCTGCAGCACTTAGCTTAGCTTCGAATTCAGTGATGATGTTATTCAACAATCCTTCTACTTGCTCTTTAGAATAGCTTTCAGCTACCTCTTGAGCTACTGCATCTGCAGGTGATATTGGCTCTTCAGTAATAGCCTCAGCCATTGACTCAATTACCCCTGCTGCAACCACGATAGTCATACCGTTATCCATTGTGTATTCACCATCAGCAAGAGGTGTAGGATTGCCATCTGCATCCATTACGAATACATCTACCCCTTCTGCAAATGCATCAGCACTTGAGTAGATCATGGTGCCATCAGCTAAAGCTCCTTCTGCAGCCATTACTACCTGAGTAACTTCCGGTGCAGTAGTCTCTTCTACTGATAGCTTAATTCCGTGCTTGCTCAGCATCGGAGTGAATTTGTTTAGAATGTCTTGAATCATGTTCATGTGTTATATTTATTAGTGGAAAAAATTACAAATTCATTTCAAGCTGCTCAGCTAATTCAGCTAATAGCTTCTCTAAGTCTTTCTCTTGTACTTGAGTTTCACTCATTGGAGCAAACCATCCTTCTATTGAAAAGCCTTTAACCTCGCCATTCTTTACAGCTTGCCATGTAGCTTCATCATCTACTTTTACCCCTATCATCCAAGTGCCTTCAGGCAAGTCAAAGCCTAAGTTCATGCTCTTATCATGAGCACCCATAGTAACCCATGACTCTACTACTGTAAGATTATTTACAGGCATCTCGTGCTGGATAGTATGGTTATGGTGCATGTTACGTTTAAGGAATTCCTGAGCTGTCTGCTCAATAGTCTGTGTAGAATATGTGATGTAATACTTTTCGCCATTACCATCATATCTAACTATAGGCTGATTAGGAATGAGCGCAGGACCGTAGAGCATGCGCTTCTCTCCATCCTCTACTTGAGCTAATAACAAATGCGCTTTAGAGAGCGCAACGAAATCCACCATTATGGCAGGCTCGCTTACCAAACTTACTGCATACACCCCCATGTTATCCTCTTCTTCTCCTAAGCCGTACTCTATTAACTTCAATTTATCATTCATGTGCTTTGTTTTTTAGTAGTGGAAAAATTCTATAAATGTGATTGGTCTATTATCTTTTGGCGTGCCTCTAATGCGTTTGCTACGTTACCTGCTAACACATAGGTCTCAGTAGAACCAGGTGCATTAACTTGCATGTTAGCTCCGCTGAAATCTACAGCAGGTGCGTTGGTGCCTGTTGGTGTATTTAGATTACCAGCGCTTGGGCTGCTATTACCTTGGAATTGCGTTTGATTAATCTTAACTATGTTAGCTATTCCTGCTGCTGCTAACGCTGCTGCCTTAACGAAATTCATACCGGTTAACTGATCTTGTGGTACAGCTAACTGTTGAACTATTCCTGCAGCCATGGCTATAGTAGCTTGAGCTTTCTGCATTAACTTGTTACGCTCAAAAGTCTTACGCTGGCTAGCCTCATCTCCCTTAGCAGCCGCCTCATTTAAATTCATTAATGCATCTAATCCAAGTGAAGCCATTTCAAAGCCTGCCTGAATGTTAGCCATGCGTATAGCTGCTTTTGCTTCCTCCTTCTTTTTTTCATCATCTATTTCTTTAAGCCTTCTTTCTGCAGCTTCATTATCTGCTTTGAGCTCAGCAGCTTTAGCTTCATCAGCATATTTCTTTACAATTTCTGCTTCGGCTTTAGCTTGAGCATCTACAAATAATAACTGTTGTGCACTACCTTCCTCAGCAAGATTAATCAGCTCAAAATATTTATTTCGAACTGCATCTATTTCTTTCTCTTGAGCTGTTAATGTTAATTGATAAGCTTCCTCTGCTAATCTTTCCTCTTCATTTAATAAATCTTCTCTTGTTTGCTTTTCGTAAGCCAATCTATTTTTATCTCTTTCAGCTCGTTTAGCAGCATCATCTTCAGCAAGTTTATCTTTTTCTTTTTGAGCATCAGCATCCATCTTTTGAATAGACAGTTGAAAGCCTTGGTAATCACTAGTCATCTGTTCTACCTCATGCCTCTGCTTCTCAAAAGAAGCTTTAAGCTCTGCCTCTTGAGCTACAGGATCAATAAGTAATTCAGTAACCATCTTACTGCCTGCCTCTGTAAGTTTAGTTATTTCATCATTAAGATTAATAGCTGTTATTTTTCCAAATCCCAATGTTTCAGATACCTTATTAGCAGTAGCTAAAACTAAATCTATTGGAGCGGATAACATTCTTAATCCTACTGCACTTAACTCTAATGCTCCTCTCACTATTTGTTGTAGTAATTCAGCATTTCGCTTACTCGCGTCTATCTGTGACTGAGCTTGTTTCTCTTGTATTTCTAAATTAACCCAAGCATCTTTTATAGATGTCTCAAGTTTCTTCATCTTAATTTGAAGTATCTCTTTTTCACTTTTACCCTGCAGCCTTAAAGAGTTTTCTTGCAAAGCTGAATTATCATAAGTTTTCTTAGATGCATCTGCTGTAGCCTGAGCATTTTTAGCTATATTCCTTTGCTGCTCATCTATTCCTGTTAGTGCGTTTTCAAGAGATGGGAATAACTTAATAAGCCTATCAAAATTCATAGCAATAGCTATAATTATTCCCGCCACTAATAATAATGGATTAGCCATGATAGCCTTACCTAACGCTTTAAACGCATTAACTCCAGCTTCGGCCATTGACTTTAAACCTTTGCTAATATCTTCAGGCTTAAGCCTAGCTAAGTTACCACTAACTAAGTTAAGTGATTGGCTTAGACCTTCGAAATCTAAGTTCATCATCTGCTCACCCATTAATCCGAATGATGCACGCGCTCCTTCAATAGCTGGGCCTGTATTTCCCTTAACAGCATCAGCAGCATCATTCATCCTATCCTTAAGCTCACCCATCTGAACGGATAGCTCTTGGAATTTTTTTGTACCTGGATCGAATTGATCTTGCTGTTTCTTAAGCTCAGCATATTGAGCTTTTAGAGTCTTAGTAGATTTCTCTACCGCTTTCGTACTATCATTTACTTTCTCAAGCTCCTGATTAATATCCTCTAATCCTGTAAACGTACCCTCATCATCAAATGAAAGCTTTAATATCATTTCTTGTGTAGCCATTATAGTGCGCTGTAAATTGTTAGTGCTATTAAACCTATGCCCGTTATTAATATAGTGTAATTAATAGCTCTTATTTGCCACACTTTGCGCTTAGCATGATAGCTACCTACAGCCTGCTTAAACTCTTTGCTCTTGCCCTGCACGCCTGATCTAAGTAAAGTCATACTAAGTATTATATCATTTTGTGGATTTTTCATATTATAGGTGTACGTTGGAATTTAGATTGAGTGTATTGAATCGTTGCGCTGATTACTGCAGTTTTACCTACTACTGTAGCTTTTACATAAGGTGCTATCTTATTGCTAACAACAGGCATGTATAAGTTAAATAGACCGCTACCCCACCCGCTATTAAACTGATTAACTAAAACAGGAGTAGAGCTGTATTGAGTTACTTTATCTTTCCAAATCATAGTACTAAATTCTAAGCTTGCTACCTTGCCTGTAAAATCAGTTACGTTGTAATCATATTCCATGATAGAGATGTAAACCTTTACCATCCAAACGCTCTCAGTAGGCATAGCTATAGTGCCGTTATCAATGCCGTCTAAGAATAAATCTACTTGAGTTGGATTAGCAGTAAGCTCGCCTAAACCCATGAGCTGTATAAAGCCATGTTGTGAGCGCCCTGGTATTGTTGTTCCAAAGTCTGAGGTACCATCCCACCAAGTGCCACCGCCAAAGTGTACACCTCTAACATCTGCTTCTGCCCATCTGCCCATAACAGCAGTACCTTCTAAGTTAGGTCTAATGAAGTTACGGTAACCCATAGCTTGAGAGTAGTTATTGTTAGGACTAATGCCATGACCTAAGCCACTAACAAAAATGCGCTCGTTATTATTCTCTATCTCACCTCTGTTTACGTTACCCATACCGGTAGCGCTTTTTTGATTACCACTTGTGTTGGTGATATTACTACCGCCTACGTTATTAGGGCTGCTAATTATACCGCCTGTTCCATTGGTTACAGTTGTAGCGTAGCATCTGCCTTTATCTGTACTCCATGTATAGCCATAAAACTCGCAGCATTCCTGTGAGCCGTAGCTTGTATCCCCATCGTAATCTAAAAACTCTACTGCTCCTGTGCTTATGTTTACATTAGACGGTGTGTATTGGCATAACGCTCCGATGTCAAGCAATCGGATAAGCTTGCACTTAGTTACTTGCTCATCGGCTACTATGTAATCAGTTAATTCTATGACTCTCCAAAAGCTATCCTTAATCCAAATCTTATCGTTAAACTTTAACCCAAATACATCAGTTACGCTAAGCTTAAAATAAGCTTCCATTATCTTCTGCTCTGAATCGTATAGCTCTGCAATATACTGCCTCCAATATCTATCAAATAGCGTGTGTAATGGCATTACTTCTATTGGATGCGGAGGAATCTCTTGACCAAAATTTAAATCATTTGTACCTATTGCAGTTGGGATAGATTTGTAATGGCAGAGTAGTGGTATAATTGTAAAGCTCGCATCTTCTGCTACCTCATCATACACCATTACTACAGCATCTTCAGCTGCATCTCTTCTATAAAGTATTCTCGGTCCAGGTGTCATAAATTCACCCTTCTCATTAAAGTATTTTGGGATTACGTAATTAGTGTTAGGTATTAAGTCGCATGGTGATGCGCCAAAGGTTAACTCAACAGTGTAATCGTTAGTGCTAAAATCATTGCCTGGATCAGTAAGCCTAAGCTCACCATAGATACGTTGTGCTCCTGTCTTATACTTAGCATTAAAGAAATCTCCCTGCTCTTTATAGCTCCACTTCAACAGTCTCTTTCTGATGTCTGCTGCAGGAGTTAATACTATATCTTTTGATAGGTCTAACTTACCTGTCCAATCGTAATCATCTCCACTACCCAAATACTCTACCATTGGAATAATCTCAACAGCATTAGGTAAGTTTGGATTAGGTACCAATACAGCGTTAAACATCTTAAGAATATCTCTGAGGTAATCTACCTGCTTCATCTCAGGTGCATTGTTAGCTATTTGCACTGGATAGGCATAGCTTAATCCACTAACGTAACTAAATGCAGCGTAACTATCCGCTTTAATCTCTACAGCTTGTGAGCTGCCTGCATGAGCAAAGATGTATAAAGTATAAACATCACCTTGCTGCACGTCTAATTGAAAGTTGCTTGCTACGTTAAATGGATTGATAGGAGTAGTAGGCTGCCATCCTATACCTTGGGTATATTGCAGAGATGTAGGACCTACTCCCATAGATAAAGGAAACGGAAAGAATAACTCAGTGCCACTTCTTACTCTCTTCCACATGATATCATAAACATGCTGAGTATCTGCAGAATAGCCTGTAGTATCTACTTCAATATTTAAATCTATTTCGAAATTCGCTTGAAAGCTGCCCTGTGCAGTATATGCATTAGCTGCCCAGCTGGCAGACGGATCACTTATTTCAGTCCATCCTGTAAGCTGTTTGTAATAATCACTCTGATCACCTTGAATATTAATTGTAAAGGCAGTATCTGCAGCAAATTCCACCTTAAATCTTGCCTCATCATTACTTAATCCCTCAGTTCTTGGACCTGTAATGTAGGGAATATACATCTTTACTAACTCGTCATCTATTGTAGTGGCGCTATAGGTAAAGCCTGCCTCTGTAATAATTTTATTTAGTAGCCATTTAGCCTGAAGAGCTAAAGTGAGCTCTCCGGTATAGATAGGATTAACCGAGCTAAAGATTCGTCTGCTTGTTACTGTGCTATCCTCACTCCAATTCTGCCCCTTATCCGTTAGCGTGTAGCAAATAGCCTTATCAAATAAAGTACCTTCGTTAATTAAGTTTACATTCTCATAAGTATTCTCATGAGCTAAATCAGTGTAGTCTAATTCTTTGAGCATCTTATCTCCCACACTGCGAGCTAAGTCAATAGTCTCACCAAAGAATGCTATAACAAATTCATGCATCTTGCCCTGCTGAGTGATGGCTTGCTTAAATTGTATGTGCCCCTCTGCAATGGGTAAGGTATCTACTGATAGAGTTGCCTCTATCTTGCGTAGCACATTAATCTGAGTAGTGTCATCATTAAGCAGATTTACGTTGTACTGCTGCCCAAAGAAATCTACGTTAGCTTTCGTTGCAGGTATTCTAAACTCTCTTGAGAATGCTCCCCTGGTAGTAAACTCAGATACGCTGTTAAAGTTAGATGAGTAGCTTATGCTCTCATTCTCATACAAGTCTACCACTACTGCAGCTCCATTGCTTGCCTTAACCGTTAGTATTACTGTTGGCCTCATGCTGTATAATCGTTACTGAATTTTAACATCAATTCTAAATCTGTTTTACGTGAGCTTCGGCTCTTAACAGCAGTGTAGTTATTGCTATCTATTAGCACAGGTGTAGCACTACCATCAGGATTAATGATGTAAACTGATTCGCTGTAGATTAGATTCTTTAAGTATTCAAATTGCCCCTCAGTTAAAAAGTCAGTTCTAATACGCATCATCTTTTCAACGAATGGGCTGCGCTCAGTTAGACCTCTATCGTATGTGTTAAATCCAAACGCCTCGCCTGCATCTGCAGTGCCGTAGTTACCTACTACCTTTCTGTAGCGCTTTCGTTCCACTGAGTAATTTTCCTCAGAGCGTTTAGTAAAATTGAAATAGTCCCATCCACCTCTGCTATTGGTCCAGCCTAATCTTATCTTATCAAATCTGCATTCATCTGCTGCTTTGAATACAGCTATAGGTGTTGCACATGGTGCAGCTCCGCTATTTAAAAAGTTAATTAAGTAGTGATGCCAATCTGCATCTAATCCGAATGCATCATCTATGTTACCCGGTAGAAGAGGAAGATGGTTAATAGTGCCTGCTGCAATAATACAAGCTAATGTGTCGGTCTGAATAGGTGCACCTGCTTCATTAAATTGTATTATCTGCACATCATCTATTGCATTGCCCGTTAAATTTGAGCCATCATCTGCAGGAAGAGTAAGCACTCCATAGTCATCACTAAAGCTTGTTATGCCTATCGTCTTAACACCTAGTGAATATTGGCTTAGTAAGTCATCCATTGCATAGGTGCTTCGGTATAAATCACTCATGATGCGACTACCATCACCTGACAAAGCAAAGTAATTAGATGGATTAGGATTAAAGCCATCGCTAATTTGAAAAGCTGCATTGATTAATGCGCTGCCATCTAAGTAATATTCAGTAGGCTGCACCTCAAATAAGCCAAGCACCTCATAGCCTTCCTGAATAATTGTGCTAATGCCCAAAATATTACGCGATGTAGCAGCATCTTGTACTGTTGTGGATGCGAATAGAGATGGCACTGCATCAGTGCTATTTACTCCTAAATCCATTGCAGAACTTACTACCGGATTAAGGTCAAATACAAGTGCGCCACTAAGATTAGGCTGCACGTAAAAGATATTTGTAGTAGTGCCATTGCTTACTGTTATCACATATCTAAAGCCAGGCTGCCCTACGTTGGTAGATGTAGCCACTACTATAAGCTTCTGCTTTAGAGCTGTAAAGATATAGGGCTGCTGTTGTATTGTAATTGCCATGATTTAACCTGGTTTAATGTTAGTTAGTTTTCTTGTTTGGCCTAAGATGTAGATATTCACAGCATCACTCATAGCACCATTTAGCTGTGGAGCGTAATCAGGTAGCCACTCTAAGTAGGCATCTCTAAAATAGTAGAGCGGTGCAATACCTTTCTTCTCTATGCTCTTAGCCATTGCATTAGCTACTCTTAGTCTTTGATCTGCATCTTTGTTAACTGCTGATTTAGCGAACTTAGTCATCTTGCCAGTCTCTCCTGTAGTGCGTAGCTTAATCTTCTTTAGATTCATCCAAGTAAGTATAGCATCTACCGGAGGCTTGGCTGCTCCTGCTGCAAATCTTGTATCTATTCCTTTGTAATTGCTCTCTTTACCCTGCCTTCCATACTCTACCCACTTAGCGTAGTCAGCTGATGAATCAAAGCCAATAGATGGCAGCGCACCTCTTACATCAATATCATAATAGAGCGAAGCTGCTAGCGTACCTGTAGTGTTAGCCTTGCGCTTCTTTCCATACCTTGTCTGCTGGATGCGAATGTTTGAGCGTGCGCTCTCAGTAACGGATTCCCCGAAATCTAAGAGCACATCGTATAGTGCTCCCTGTTCAAACAGCTCAGCAAGTATGCTCATTCTTTATCTGCTTCCTCTTTTATCTTGTTGAAAAACTGAATCAATGGTAAGCCAAATTTCACAGGCATCTCTTGAATGAAAGCGTCTAACTGCTTTAAGTGTTCCTCTGTAAGTTGCATATTATTCTTTAATTATTGTTACTCCTATTGCGTTCGCTACGCATTCTGCAACGTACTCGTTGTTTGTTCCCCAAGCTGCGAACTCTGATTCAGTTAGCGTGTAGTTTCCGTTGCTTAAAACTTTACCCTCATCGGTTTTTAGTTCATAGTAAGTTGTGCAAGTTATCGCACTTGTTTCGAAGTTGAGAATGAGTACGCTCATCTCTGTTGCTGTTCCTGCGTTTAAAGGAAAGATAACGGGTTGTATTTTAGCCATTGTATAAATTATATTAAAGTGAATGTTTTTGTTACTCCGCCTATTTGCATTTTTATGTTAGTTCCATCAAACCAAATATCTCCGTTCACAGGTGAGGTCGGTGCTGTTCCGCTCGGTATTCTTAAAGATGCTTTTGCCGTTGTCGCTGCTCCTAAAATTGTAATACCACTCGCTACTTCAATTGCTCTGAAATCAGCAACCGCCGTTAGCGTTGGATTAATATGTAGACCTCTTGTTATTCCTGTTGCTGTTCCTGTTTGGTTTATTGTAGGTATAATAGAAGATGCTGCAAAAGTAGCCGTTCCACTTGTTGGTGCAAATCCTTTTGAAATTAGAAATACATTCTGCGTTCCTGTTGTAGCTGTTCCGTTAATTCCGTTTACCATAACCATACCCACATTGAACGCTTGCGATTGCGCCACTACTCGCGAATTAAGCACCAAATGCAACCCCGAAGGTTCTGAATCTCCTGAAGCGTCAGTTGCGTAGATACGAAAGGCACTTGTTGCTTGGCTACCTACTCTGATATAGCCATTATCTTGAACTTGCAAAAGAGTTGTTGAGTCGCTATTGATAACAGTTAATGCAGTTGTTGTACCTACATTACTTGCTCCTTTAAAGCGAGCCGTTCCATTCACATCGAGCTTGAAACCTGCGTCTGTTGTTGTGCCGATTCCTACGTTACCAGTAGACTGAAAAACAGATAATCTTTCAAACGCATCTCCTAAACCACCTGTCATAAACCTCATTCGGCTTGTGCTTACATATCCAACACCGCCTAAAGTAGTGTCTGAAAGATTAGTAAATAACAAATTTGCAAAGTCATTTCCTGTACGTTGTCTTATACTGATTCCCAACGCTCCAGAATTAGATTGAACTACAAGAGGTGCAATAGGCGAAGCCGTACCAATACCCAACCTTGAATTAGTATTGTCCCAAAAGAAGTTAGCGTTATTCTGCGCTATGGTTGTTCCATTGCTAAATAGAACGCTTCCGCTTGTTAAAGAAGGTAGCGTGAACTTGCCGTTAAATGTAGTCCAATCTGTTGAGCTAAGATAACCGCTTACACTCGTTGTAGCCTGTGTAATAGATAGCGTTCTATTGGCTGACAAATCACCGCCACCGCTTAAAGGTGCTGTCGTACTTATTGTGCGAGTTGTTGGAACTTTGCTGCTATCTAAATGCTCAAGCGCATCGTCTGCATTCGTTCCTGTAACGGTGCTATCATTCTGAACTTGAGAAGTTTTTAACTTGCTGTGCTGCCATTGGAAAGGCTGTGGACCGAATGGGGTGCTAACGTATATCCATGTGTCATCTACCGCAGGCGTACCGCTTTGAAAGTCTACTCCATGAACTCTGTGTACTGTTGGATTAGGATAAGTGCCTGTCAAGTCTCCACCTGCTGCGCCATTTGGCGGAAGCGTTGTTGGAATTGTTGGCTTGTTAAGAATCTCAGCCACTCCGCTCGTTGCGTTCCAATCTGAATTGACTTGAGCAGCAGGAATAGTTGGCTTGTTAAAAATCTCACTTACTCCGCTAACTGCATTCCAATCTGAGTTAACCTGCGCTGCTGGTATAGTAGGTAAGTTATCTAAGTCATTATAGCTATTGCTAAATGCTGTAGCTCCTAAATCAGCAGTATTAGCTTTTAAAGCTACATCAGTCTGCAGAGCTGCTATATCAGCTACTATGCTAATGATAGTACCGCAATCAGGTAAGGTTTCACACGTGAGCCCTATGTTATCTACTATGGCATACCACCCTTTTATTCCTGCTCCATCCGTACCATAGTAATAAGAGTTACCCGGTGCTTCTAAGTCATTCAGCAAGCTAACAAATACCCCGTTCTGATCTAAACTCTCAATAAATTGTAATGCGCCAAATCCATCATTAGGCGAGTTAGTAGGAGTATTATAGTTCCAGCTCGCAGGAATGCTGCATGCGCTCCAATCGTAATCTAAGCTTAGCTCTATTGTTCCGGTAACTCCAGTTAAGGTGTGAGTGTACTGTTCTACAAATGGCTCTGAGTTGACAGGGCGAGTAAGCACTACATCATCACCAAACATGTGCCCTAAGTGAATCTCATTAATTAAATCCTGAAAGATAAGTGAGCAGTCAGTAATGCTCTCTGCCTGATAGCCTGTTTTATCTTCCTTATCTCTTGGCAGATCAGAGATAAATATCTCAAAGCTGAAAGCTCTTGTACCTGGCGCGTAGTTAATAGCACGAGGCTTAACGTGCATCCATGGCCACTCAGCTTCTTTCTCTAAATCAGCTTGGCTTATCTCTCCATGCGTAAACCTACGCAGCTGAAAGTGCCCTGCTGCGAATTGTCTAAACCTATCTACAATAACGTTATAAGTGTAATTGATTGTGCTCATATCTTATAGTGGAATTTAAGTAAGCTTTTGTTGCATGCTGTTAGCGTAATCCATGGCATAGGTTAAATGGGTAAAGATGGTAGTAGCTCGCGTGTTAGTTATGGCATCAAACTTAGTTACATCTCTCTCTGCCATCTCTTCTATTACGTGCCACCACTGATACACGCTTGCTAATGTTTCACCTCTTCGGCTAGTTGCTTTATCTCCCTCTTCAGCGTCTCCAGCTCCTTCTCTAAATATTCGGGTGTACTGTTCACTAAATCGTTTCTGAGTGTCGAAAAAAAAAGCAGCGCAGCATTTACATTAGCTAAGTTAAGCTTCCGCATCTGAGGCACATACTTAAGGTGCACATCACTATCATACTCCTCTATCTTGTACTGCAGATTAATCTCTGCCGTTACAGGCCTGTAAAGAATGCACATTAGTTCGGGTAGCTGATGGGGGAAGTTCTTGCTAAACTCAGATAGGTCTAACCACTCTCCAAATGTCATGCTCTTAAGATTAGGATGAAAGCCGAACTTCACACCATCAATATCTATAAACTGCTTAAATACTTTCTCATCATTACGCAGGCCATTATAGTAAGCTGCTACTATCTTTTCAACAGTAGCCATATCTATCTTCCTGATGTCATCTCTCTTTAATCCTGTTATTGCCTGAATCTGTGAAACGCTATCCGTTCCGGCATTAAGGAAATCTACATACTTGCCTAATGTCTGATCACTGTACTTAGTGCTTATTATCTTGTCGCTCATAGGTTTTCTATTTCTTTTTTAACTTCATGCCAATAATAACTTAGATTATCTAATTGAGTTTGTATAGCAGAATAATTTTCTAAATAATTTACAGCATCTTGCGTAGGCCTTAAGATTGGTAAAGCGTATACTATCTCATCTACTGCAATTAGAGCGCATTGTTTTGCGTCTTCTTTAGCTTCTTCATCATAAAGTAAATTAGCCCTTAGATATTTCCAATACTTATTAAATAGTTCTTGAGCTTTATATTCTGGTGTCATAGCTTAAATATTTGTACCGTCTATGGTTATGTTAATGCTCTTTATCTCAGTGCTCAGCTCGGAGCGTTCTATGTAACCTCTGCCCTTACCTTGAGTCTTTAAGTAAAAGATTATAGCACTTGTGTTAGGTGCATCTTTAATAGTTACTATCTCTCCATCGTGAGTTAATGCTTGCCTCTCTGCTCCCTCCATCAGCTTCTTAAGCTGCGACTCTGCAAAGTCTAAAGCTACATTCTTAAGTGATGCTACAGCAGCTGAATACTCAGCATCATCTTTAAGCCATTCATAGTGAGTCTTACGTGTAATGCCTATCTTTTCAGATGCCTCAGTTACGTTACCCAGTGTGTTAGTTAGGGCCTGTAACATAGCATCTTTTTTAATAGTAACATTTTGTCCCTGCTCCTCCATTACGCTAACTTATTCTTAAAGTGTGTTATTAACTGCTCCATCTTCGAGTCATAGTATTTAGCAAAGGTAGTAAATCCCTCACTATCAACCTCATAAACTCTAAACATTGTGTTCCTTAATCTTTGTGATGGTTTCTTAAGTGTATCTTCTAACTCTGATTTCAAGCTTTCTACTGCATCCAGCTCCTCACGTCTAAAGCTCTCATCTTTAAATGCAAGATAACCGAACTGATTGGCTGTGCCAAATAGCTCAGCTGCCTGAGAAGGTGTAAGCTCATTAGTTCCAAAGGTAAGTTTAAGAGTCTTATCTTTCCTTGTGCCTACTGATTCAAGCTGTGCTGGTATTAATATCATCTGCAAAGTTCTTCTAAATTAATACCATACTCTTCTAATGTCTCTTGCAATAGTTCTTTAACATTAGACAGTATTATCTTTTCTTTACCTGATAGCTCATCATATTTAAGCTGAGATAATAGCTGATTGTTAAACTCATTCAAGCAAAGAGTTAAATCTAATGCTTTAGTACATCTAAGATGATGCGCTCTATCTTCAGGTGAGTCAAGGTCAAATGTTATATTACATTGCATAATTCGGTTATTTGTATAATTGATTATTGATATTTAACAGTTATGATCCGCAATAAAGGCAGCTCTCATCTTCTCCACCCTCTCCCTCATTTAATATTCTTTCACATTCTTTATCTATCTGCTCATTAGTCCAAGTAGGATTAAACATCTTTACTTGCGCCCTCAAAAAGTTATACTTGTTATCATTCATAGCTCACTAATTTTCCCTCTGCAGTTGTTAGCTCATTTACTTTCTTAATCACATCAGGATTGTTATCATAGTGCTTATTGATTCCAAGCTGTTTAATCTTTAGCACCTTGTTAGTATTAGATCCTGTAAAGTAAACTTTTCTTACTGATAAGCCAAGCTCTTTAGCTAAATCTAGCACCGGTCCTTTTCTTCCTTCACCCCTGGCAGTGATAATATAAACATCATATCCCTCAGTTATCTTTCTTTTAATCAAAGATAGTCCTTGAGGATTAGTCAAAGTACCGTCATAATCAAAGCTAATCTTCTCTAAAGCTAAAAAGCTCCTTAATATTCTCTTATGTACATTATGCATATTGCTATAGTTTAACTATTAGTGTAATTAGCTTAAGCTATTAGCTAAGTTAATTAACTAAACTATAGCTATACTTAATTAACATCAACAAAAGAAAAGAAAGAAAAAGAAAAAAGGTAAAAAGAAAAAGAAAGAAAAGAAAAAGCTCCCTATAAAAACAAACTGCCTCACTCTTAAAAGAGTATTTGTGCGATCCAAGCATTGATGTTTTGCAAGTGTAGTCATTGGTTACTGAGCTTTGACTTACTCAGGTGAGTGATGTTTGCCATCTATAAAAAGATAAGCTCCGAGAGTGCATGCGACCGCACCCCCAGAGCTGTATCAAAACCTAAATCAAAAGTATGTCTTACAGTAATATGTCGCATGAGACAAATATATTAATAGAATTGTCAT